GTGGTGTTTTCCTATGAAGTCGCCGCAGATGCTACCGGAGCTCCTGTCGCGTTCGTTGCGCCTTGCGACCTGTACCTGATAGATATCATCGTGGAAGCCCGCGCCACTTCTGGTGGCGCTACCCTGTCGCCGATCAACGCCGGTACTGCCGGGTCTGGCACTGACGCCATGTGTACCGCCATCGCCTGCGCGGCTGATGGTGCTGTGACCCATATGTCTGCTGGTGCGGACGATACCAAGCTCCTATTGCCCAAGGGCACTGTGGTAAAGGTTGACGCCAGCGCCGCCGATGTGCGCGGACGGGTTTCGTTCCTCGGTGTCAGGGTCTAAACGATGTATATGCAAGATGGCAAGCCGATTGCTATACCTTACGGCCGCAGGGCTCCGGGTGTAAACAAGCTTGAGTTTGGCGACCTTGAACAGCGCTTGATTGCGCTTGAGGCCAAGGTAGCAGAGCTTGAGGCCGCGCCTAAGGAAGTTGCTGTCGAGCAAGCACAGCAAGTAGAAGATCATGACCCGCAGGATGGCGACAAGCCACGGCGCGGCAGGAAGCCCAAGGAGGCAACCGAATGATTCAGCAACAGAAACTCACTGAGAACGCCGTCGCGTTCCGTGATGACCGTTACCCGTACCGCTTTGTTGACGCCTTCGGGAGCGTCCAGAAGGCCCTGATTGACCAGACCTGGCGTGCTGGTGACTGGACTGTTACCTCTACCGGCACCAGCCCTATCACCGCCTCGCTTGTGGCCGATGCAGTGGCGATGATCACCACTGCCGCGACCGATTTCGCCGGCGACAACATCCAGTTTACAGGATCGCAGTTCAAGCTGGAAACCGGCAAGCCGGCCTACTTTGGCGCGCGCGTGTCCGTGTCCGATGCTACCCAGTCTGACCTTCTGGTGGGCCTGTGCGGCGTTGACACTGCCTTGACTGCCGCCAGTGCTACCCATGCTGTGGCTGTATCGGCTGGCGGCGTGTTCTTCAGCAAGATCGACGGCGTGACCGCCGGGTATTTCAAGACATACAGCACTGGCACTGAAACCAACAGCGCCGCCGCGTTCACTCTTGACACTGACCCGCACGTGTACGAGTTCTTCTGGGACGGCGTATCGGCCGTAGTGGCGTTCGTCGATGGCGTCCAGGTTGCCGCGTTCAGCTCCGTGACTTCCGAAGTATTGACGCCTTCCATCAGCTTCCGTGCTGGCGAGGCCGCCATCAAGACCTGTACCGTCCATTGGGTTCGTGCCATCCAGGCGCGGGCGTAATCAACTGGGGCTTCGGCCCCTTTACTTTTAGGAGCCACCAATGGAAAGCGTACAGGTTGCACCGAACCAGGTTGACGGTATCACCGGATACCAAGTGAATTTGACTTCCGACCATGCCTATATCCATCAAGGAATTGGCTTTACCATTTCCAACGAATCGCCGTCTGTTGCCGCCGCCGCAACCTATGCCGTGGCGCTTGTAATACCCGATGGCGTGTTCGTGCATCTGCGGCCGACCAAGTGGAGCACTACTGCCAATCTCGGTGAATTGAAACTGTTTGAAGGTTCTACTTTCACCAGCGGGTCTGCGCTTACTCCGGTCAACCGCAATCGCAATGTCAAAAGACTGAGCAAGGTTGCTGTAACCGGCGGAGTCACCGCTACCAATACTGCCGCCGTGTTGCTCTATAACGAAACCGCTGGCACTGGCGGGAACCCTTCTGCAAGGGGTGGCGGCGGGGCGAGTCAGAATGACGAATGGGTATTGCGGCCGAATCGCACCTATGTTTTCCAGTTTGAGAACATTGGCGCGACTACTGCTACCGTTTTCTATTTCGACTTTTTCTGGTATGAAGAAAGTGCTGGATGAGTCAAAGCACAAGTGGATTGCTGACAAGGTATCATGGCTTGTAGCGCGTGGAAAAACGCAAGCGCAAGCCATTGTAATTGCCAACAGAATGTGGGAAATTGTTCATGGGGAGGGAAAATAAATGGCAGTAACGGCGGCGAATCTTGCAATTAATCAGGGCGAAACCTACTCGCAGGTGCTGACATCAAACCCAGTTGTCAACCTGACTGGTGCTGTTGGAGTCTGTCAAATACGACAAAAGGCAAGCGGACAATACCCTGTATTGGCAAGCCCAACCGTTACTCTATCGGCAACGCCAACCGATGGAACTGTCACATTGGCGCTGACTGCCGCAGAAACTGCCGCGATGCCTGTTTATGGCGATTCCTCCAGCAACACTACCTCTTATGTTTACGATGTATTTGTGACAATCGGAGGCGTAAAAACCAAGATTTTTGTAGGATCGGCCGTAGTTTCTCCTGCGGTAACGAGGTAATAACATGGCAGTAATTACAACCGACGAAGTCAAGGTATTTTTGCAGATTTCGGATGCGTCTAAAGACGACTTGATTGATGCGCTGATTCCTGTGGCCCAGGATAACATCATTGAATACTGCAATGATACTTTTTCAACCGGGTTCCCGGCAGGCATGAAGATTTACGCCGCCCAGATGATTGGATATGACATGGCCTTGATGAGCGGAGGCGGATCGTCAATTGGAATGCAGTCAGAAGATCAGGGCGAGTACAGCTATGATCGCGGTAGCGCATCGAGCGGCCAGACAGGAGAGTATCCGGCATCAGTGCTGGCCGGTCTGAATAAGTGGCGCAAGACGCGGGTGCATTTCGGGTCAATCATGCAATCCAGCCGCGACAGGCGCGGAATGACTCCGGCGCAGTTGGCCAAGGATGAATACGTTCCTGGAGTTGATCAGGAGCTGATGAATGAGGATTAAGCGAAACGATATCACCACCAACGTTTACCAGTACACGGCAACACCTTCAGCAGATGGTCAAATGGTTTCGATATACACTATCCGCTATTCCGGGCTGCCTGCCGATCTACAGCCAACCGGTAGCAAGTTTGATCCTGCCCTGTACGGCATCAACTCTACGCCTTCAGACGTGCGCAAAATGTTCTATGACCACGGATTTAACATTGCCAATGGCGACGTGGTGCTTGCGGCTGGCGTGACGTACATGGTCAAGGGAATCCGGTCATGGTACAGCCACAATGAGGCGGTGCTTGAACCGTATGAGGTCAACCTTCCATGAAAATAATGGACGAGCAGTTGCGCGACTTGGCCAAGGCATTTAAGACTTACGCGGTCAAGGCCGATGACGCTACGGCTGCTGGCCTGACTGCGGCGGCTATCGTGGTTCAGAAAGACGCTATAACGCTTTCACCGGTTGACACTGGCCTGCTAAAAAAGTCCATACTGCGCCGGCTTGTGAAAGCGCCAAAGGGCCACATTGCCGAGGTTGGGACGAATGTTGAATACGCGCCGTTTCAAGAGTTCGGCACCAGCAAAATGGAGCCACAGCCGTTCTTGACTCCGGCGCTAAACATGAACAAGGCAAAGATTGCGCTATTGTTGGCTAAAGCAATTTCAGGAGTGAAAGCATGATAGACTCAAAAGCAATATTCCGCGCGACGTTGATCGCATCGGCACCTGTTACAGCGCTTGTGCCTGCTACCCGCATCACGCAATCATGGCCGAAAGCAAATGCTGTCCTGCCGTTGATTACGTTCCGGGAAATCGACAATTCGACAAGCGATGTAGACTATAACGACGATGCGCCGCAGTCTGAAACGTCAATCATGCAGTTAGATATCTTTTGCAAGCCCGAAACGTCAAGCACGCCTATTGCCCAGGCTGTCGATGCCGCACTGTCTGCCGCATACTGGAACCGTGATTATTCAGAAGATTTCGTGGAACCTGATTCGTATATCATCCATCGCGTGATGCGGTATTCTAAGCGACTTTCAACATACTAATCCATCTGCCCGCCTTGGCCTTACGTGTTCCTCCGCACAACTGGCCAATGGCGGGCTTTTTCTTGACTGTATTCAACTTATGGCATATAGTGTTTCTTGAATATACAAGGAGGCCAAACCATGGCACTTACCAACAAACCGGCCATCGGCCTGCGGAAAATCCGCTACGCCGTCATGCTGACCGACAACGCGGCTGATAGCGTACCCACCTACGACACGATCTACGAACTGCCCGACGCTATCCAGCTCAGTTTCAACCCCAATTCCAGCCGCACCAACCTGTTTGCCGATGACGGCATCGCCTTTACCGGCGTTTCGTCTGTTGGCGAAGGCACCTTGACGCTGGAAACCGCCGACCTTACCCCGGATCATGAAGCCCGCTTGCTTGGCAACAGCTACACCAACGGGATTTCGGTGCTGAAAACCAGCGACCAGCCAAGCTACATCGCCATTGGCGGCGAGATGTTGCTGGACGGCGGCACCTACGGCTATGTCTGGTTCTACAAAGTCAAGTTCAGCGTGCCGACCTCTGAGGACATGACCAAAAAGGCCAGCATCGAGTTCCGCACCAAGACCATGGAAGGCTCGACCTTGAAGTTGAACAGCTCGCAGAATATC